CCTTGGTAAGAAACTAGATGCAGCTAAGGAAGAGGTCAAAAGCCTTGATGAGAAACTAAAGAATGCCCCAAGCAAGGAAGCCTTTGATGCAGCAGTCAAGGAAAGGGATGAAGCTAAGGCTAAGATCAAAGAATTGACTGATGAGAAAGCAAAGGCAGTAGAGAAGACTGCTACTGAGTTGAGGGAAACCTTGAAAGGTCAGGGTGTACCTGAAGAGAAGGTAAAGAGTATGTCAGTGGCGGAGATGCAAACAGTATTAGATGTACTAGGGGGCAAGAAGCCTTCCCTACCAGATTTAGGTGGTGGTGGTGGGACTTCAGGTGGATTGAAAGGTTCACCAATGGAACTTGCTACGAGGGCTTATGAGTCTTCTAACAAGTCCAAGAAATAAGATAAGGAGGAAAGAATAGATGGCTTGGACATTAGCCGAGTTAAGTAAAATAGAAACTGATGTCTTGAGGAAATCTGTTATAGATACCCTCTTGATGGAAGCTTCTGCAATGGAGTTTGTTCCTTGGGAGACTATTGGAACACTTTCCACATCTGTTGTGAAGTACCAAGACCTTCCTAGTGTTGGCTTTAGAAAGCTAAATGCTGGGTACACTGAGTCAACTGGTACATTCCTGCAGAAGACAGAGACTGTTTCATTGATGGGTGGAATGATTGATACTGATAAGGCACTTGCCAGGGCTAAGAATACTATTGCTGATGCTAGAGCAATCCAGCAACAGATGATGGTTAAGGCAATAGCCTATAAGTTCAATGATAAGTTCATCAATGGAAGTCCTATTAGTGACCCAGAAGAGTTCAAGGGATTGACCTTGAGGGTAGAAGATATTGTAGCGGAAGGGTATACAGAACAGCTTATTGACTGTGCTGGCACTTATGGTGCTGCCAGGGATGCTGGTATCTTGTATGACACTGCTAACAGGAATAACTTCCTGGATAAGCTCTTTGCCCTTGTTTACTCTATTGATGGTCACAAACCAGACTTGCTGATAATGAACAAGAAGTGTCTGCTTGCAGTTAGTTCCCTTCTGAGACAGGAAAAGCTACTCAATCAGGCTCAGGATCAGTTTGGTAGATTTATAGATATGTTTTCTGGTGTCAGGATGGTGGATATTGGTACGAAGGCTGACCAGGTTACTGAGATCATAACCAACACTGAAGACCCACAAGGTCTGTATACCAGTCATGTCAGTACTTCTATCTATGCAGTGAAGTTTGGTGTAGGTGAAGAGCTATGGGGTATCCAAGAGTATCCTATGGAAGTGACTGATAAGGGTTTGCTAGAAGCTAAGCCAGTGTATAGAACTGAAATAGACTGGCCTCTGGGACTTGCCCATGTTAGTCCTCGTTGCGTTGCTAGACTGTGTAACGTATTCCCAGACAATATAGTACAGTCATAAAGGAAAAGGAGGAATAAGATGGCTTTTGATTCGTTAGGAATACTTAGAGGATTGTATAGTACAGCTCTTGTTGAGATGGATGAGAACGATGCTGTAGCTACCTCTCTTACAGCCAATTCTGATGGTAATGCTGTAGTTGAGATTAAAGAGACTGGTGTTCATGGTCTTGCTGCAGTAATGATCTTCACAGCTATCTCAGCTACTGCACCTTACAGTGATGAAGGTACTATCCTCATACAGGCATCTGACCAATTAGATAGAAATTGGGAGACTGTAGCATCATTCCCTACAATTCACTGCTACCTGAGAAGGCTGAAGAATTGCACAGCAACTACAGCTTTTGTAGCAGCTGATGTTACTACTCCAAGGGTACTGACAGCAACTACTGGTACAGATACAGGGTTAATTTACTCTGTTGACCAAGCCCTCTTCACTGTTGGTGGGGTGGGTGATATAGTAGTTGAGATGCAGGATGCTGCTGATCTTTATGCCACAGCTGGTGATACCCTTACTGCCACAGCTGGTACAGGTATAGCTACTCAGGGTGCTATTGGTGTACCTGAGATTCCACAAATGGTACCTGGAATCCATGTTGTAAGATTCACCACTGATAAGCGGTATGTTAGGTGTAATTGTGAGACTGTAGCCGATGGGCTAGGTAATGCATGGATACTTCTAACTGACTACGCTTTTAAGACAATCTAGTATGGTATGGGAGGTGGGTGAATAGCCCACCTCCTAAATCATAAGAGGTGAATGATGGCAAGAGATGTAAATATTGGTGAGATAAAGGGAGGAGAGGATACTGAACTAAAGCGTATCCGTAGAGCATTGGAACTACTTCTGGATGAAGAAGTGAAAGAGGAGGATGCTCAAGAATAATTAAGGAGGTAAGATGGCAATAACAACTATTGTTAAAGCTACTGATTCACAGGGAAGAGAAGTAAATCTGAGAGGTAC